TGAAATCATCACCATTGAAACCTATGGCGAATCTGCACCAGATAACACACGGCAAAAATATCCTGTGGCTATGGCCGAAAAGCGTTCTTTAAGCAGAATCTGTCTGAAGCTGTCTGGATTTTATCAGCATAGTGTTTATGGACAGGATGAATCTGATGACTACACAGCAAATAAAACCAAGTAATCATGGACATATTCGAAGAAAAGACAGAACTACAGCAGACAGAAGAATGGTTTGCAGCCAGATTGGGCAAGTTCACAGCATCCAGGTTTGGTGATTTGATGACGAAAGGCAGAAAAAAGGATGAAATATTTGGTGGCACAGCCATCAGCTACATGATGGAAGTTGCAGCGCAGAAGCTGACAGGTGAACGTGTGCAAATATTTGGTGCTGCATTGGACCATGGAAATGAATTTGAAGATGTGGCCAGACAGGAATATGAGAAGCGCACAGGATGTGAAGTTGAAGAACTTGGATTCTGCGAGATTTCAGACTATTCCGGTGGCTCACCAGATGGCAAAGTGAAGGACAGCAACAAGTTGATTGAAATAAAATGTCCATACAACACAGCCAACCATTTGAAGAATGTCATCAATCAAGAAATTGACAAGAAGTACATCTGGCAGATGCAAGGATGTATGCTTGCAACAGGTGCCACATCGTGTGACTTCATCAGTTTTGACCCAAGGATTGAATCTGAAGCATTCAGAATGGTCATCATCAATGTACCTGCTGATAATCAGATGCAACAGGAATTGGTTGAAAGATTAGCACAGGCAAAGGATTATTTAGACCAAATTCTGAAAGCATGAAAATCACACTATCACAAAGAGAATTGGCAATGTGTGACATGATTGCATCAATGCGATATTGGCAAGGCTGTGGCACCGATTCCACAATCATTGACAAGCGAAAGGCAAGCAGACTTGGATTCTGTGCAGAATACGCATTCAGTAAACAATTCAATCTGCACCTGGACATCATCAGCAATCTTCAAAAGGATTCGTTTGATTTCATTAGCAAGGATGGTGCAACAATTGACATCAAGGCAACAGATAGAAGTGATGGAAACTTGATTGTCCCAAAGCTGCTGCATGATGTCTATGTTCTGGCCATTGTAGATGGCCGCACAGTTGACTTTGTTGGCTATGCAACCAAGGAAATGATTGAAGAAGCAGGAAGAAAAGACCTTGGAAATGGTCCTGTTTGGTTTGTTAATCGTAAAGAACTGAAGAAATGGTGAACGCAAACGACAAAGGCAAACGATTTGAACGAAAGGTGGCCAACAGATTGAATGAACGATTCGGCACCAATGTGAGAAGAACACCAATGTCCGGTGGCATGACCATCAAAGGTGACATCATTGATTTGGAAGGTCCATTGGCACAGTTCAGCTTTGAATGTAAGAACCAAGAAAGGCTGAACATCTGGAGCGCATTGAAGCAATCACAGGATGATGCAGCAGAAGATGGCCGCACACCTGTTGTTGTCTTTACAAAGAACCATCAGCCAGACTTTGTGGCAATGAAGTTTGAAGATTGGATGGATTTAATTGAACTATTAATAGTAAAAGAAAAAGAGAAGTGAAAGAAGAATTATCAGAGATACAGAAGGACAGCATTGATAAATTAGTCGATGTGTACAGGTCACAATTGATTGACCATGTCGTGAATGCGCCATTGACGAACAGGCAAGGTGTCAACGTGGAAAACATAACCAATGCTGTGTTGCAGTATTACAGCGTGACCAAGAAGATGATGTTCGCCAAAGACAGGAAAGCGCATATCGTGAAGGCCAGAGCAGTATGGTTCTGGCTATTACGACAGCCGGAAATGGAAACAGCATTGTCTATTGTGAGAATTGCAGACAAGGCAGAAATGAACCATGCATCTGTAATTCACAACATCAAGCGCATTGATAATGATTTGATGTTTGATGATAAATATACAGTTGCAGAACTGACTGAAATACTTCGGTCACTTGGTTTCAGATTTTACAAGGAAGGCACAAAATATTTCATCAAATGAGGGATAGTTTCATATTCTATAGGTCATTCTTCGAAGCTGCTGAAGACCTATCACCAGAAGAAAAATGCGCCATGTTTGATGCCATTTGTGACTATGCTTTGAACTTTGCAGAACCATGTTTGGAAGGCACACCAAAGTTGGCATTTCGTCTTATCAAGCCGCAGTTGGATGCAAACATTGCCAGATACAACAATGGTCAAAAAGGTGGACGTCCAAGTTCAAAAATAACCAAACCGAAACCTAAACGTAACCTAACTAAAACCAAACCAAAACCAAACCATAACCTAGATGTAACCAAACCAGAACCATCGAATCAGTTAGGTTATACAACTGTAAAACCTAATGTAAATGATAATGTAAATGATAATGGTAATGTAAATGCTAATGTGAATGAGAATGAAATCATCCATCCAAGCATTGACGATATTAAAGAATGGATGTATCATTGCGGATGTCGTAACATGGGCGAATCAGAAAAGTTTTGGTTGTATTACGAAAGCAAAGGTTGGATGATAGGACAGGTGCCGATGGTGAATTGGAAGGCTGCTGTGCTGTCCTGGATTCGCAGAATAAAAGACACGGATGTTGATGGTTTCCAATTTGACTTTGAAGCAGATGAACCAAGTAATTCAAATAAACTAATTGAATGACACAATTTGAACAAATGCTTTTGGATAAAGGCTATATCAAACATATTTTGAACTGCAAAACAATGAAGTTTGAAATGGCAAAAGGACACACTATATCAACTATGGTTAATCTTGATCACCGATATTTTCACAATACTGATACAAATATTTTGCAGAAGATAGCATCTGGAAAATCGGTAATGGAAGAAGATTTTACTTGGTTCGATAGAAAAGGAGAAATATGTTTTGGCTTGCACGAAGCAGAAAAGCCACCTACATTGATAAGTCCAAGACCACGAATTGAAATTAAGCGAATTAAAGAAGGTGAATATGTAGTTGAAAATGAACAATTGGATGACAGTATGAATGTTGTTTTAAAATACATATCTCACGAAGAAATATTTAAGGCAATGTATAATAAAAGCATTGTCATTAAAATAGACTTAACGTAGTGATTGTGCATAACGGTTTGTGTATGCCACGTTGCGAGTAGATAAAATAGAAACTTTTAATAATTAAACAATTTAATAAAATGGAAAATAATAAGAAAGTAAGCGAAAAAAAGCAATGTGATATACACGTTGTTGTGCATAGTGCGGATGTAAATATAGTAGATAGCGATATTGCAACCATTGAAGCCTTGCACGATTTATTATTAGATGCTCACGGATATTCACTTGACTTTAGAACATTGAAAAAAGCAAGGGAATTGACTGCAAAAATGTATAAAGCACTTTACTAGCATTACGCACAATAAAAGCATACGGCAATGCTGTGGTCCCACAGTTAATTTTTCCTATCTTCCAAACAATTGAAAAACTTTACAAAGAAAAGAAATGATACAACAAGCAACAATTCATAAGCTGCCATTATTGGTTGGCTGCAAATCATTTGAACGCAATCATACAGGTCAGATGCTAATCGACATCATCAGCAGATTTGTTGAAGCAGAATTTCCGCACATTGATGATTTTAAATTGGTCACAGCATTCCAGAAGGCTGCATCTGGCACCTTGAATCTGAACAACAAACCATTGGCATTGTCAACATATGGGCAACAGTTATCACCAAAGGTAGTTGGTGAAGTGCTTCGGGCATTTATTCAAACACAGCGAACAAAGGCTGCTGAACCTGCATTTCAACCAAAGCAATTGGAAGCTCCAAGCAATCCAATTGATGCACAGTTCATGTATGATTGGACCATCAACTACATCCAACAGTTTGGAAGGATGCCGGAATACCCAATGTGGGGATTGATATACCAATATTTATTGGAGCGTAATGAAGTGAAAGCATTGCCAAACGAAAAGCCATCTGGCCGTTACAGTATGATGCAAGAAGCAGATAACAGGTACCAACAGACTGTTGTCAGATGGTTCCAGAATAATGGTGTTGTTTAAATTTTCTTATATTCGTGGAAATAAATTTTTAAAACATGAGTGAAGAGAAAACAATCTACATTGGCAATGGCCAGAAGAAAGGTGAAACATGGCTGAAGGCATCTGTTTGCCTGTCCAACATTCCAAAGGAACACACCTTTGAATACAACGGCAAAAAGTACATGAAGGTCAACATCAACATCAAAGATGAATTGGACCAATATGGCAATGATGTGTCCATATCCGTTGATACTTGGAAACCAGAGAAGGAAGGAAGCGTTAAAGAAAAGGTAGTGGCCAAATCGAAAGCAAAGGCCGCAGCCATTGGAAACGATGATTTGCCATTCTAAGGAACAAGCAGCCATTGATTTGTGTGCAGATGAAGAATTGCATCAGTTAGCAATTCGCATCTGTCACAATCATTCTGATGACCTAATTCAAGAAGCAGCAATGGTTCTGCTCCAAATGGATGATGCCAAATGGCAGAAGGTCAATGATGGTGGATATGTTCGTTTCTATATTGTCCGGACAATGATGACAATGGCCACATCGCCAAGGTCTACATTTGCAAGAACACATGGCCTATTTGCACACAATAAGCAGGTGCCAGATATTGCAGATGATGCTGATGGATACGATTGGGAACAAGAAGATGACATGACCATCATTGAATCATTGCTAGATTCTTACCATTGGTATGATAAAGAAGTTTTAAGGCTATGGCTCCAGGAAGGAAGCTATAGAAAAGTAGCTGCAAAGACAGACATACCATTCAAATCAATTGGAAATTCGGTCCGTAGAACATTGGACCAACTAAAAGAAGACTATTATGGACTTGTTATTGAACGCTGTATCCGCAGCGGCCATCGCATTACTGCTGATAGAAGTAGTCAGCGTCCAGACGTACATTAAAAGATGGCTGAACATCGATGAATGGCAACCAATAAAGCCATTTG